CCTCGCGGGGTTCGAGCTGTTGCTGGTGTCCTCGTAGAGCGAGTCCTCGTTCTGGTTGACCACCACCGTGCCGGTGACGGCGTACGAGCTCGCGACTAATTTCACGGTGGTCATAGGCTACACCGTCTTAAGCCAGATGTCGCCGTTGCTGCCGCCTGACGGGTTGGACGATGACACGTAGTAGGTGGCGAACGTGACGCTGCCGCTCGTCAATGTCCCGTTGGCTGCGTGGAAGCTGCTACCTGAAAGCACGGTCGATGCCGTGGCGGTCGTGTCGGTCACATCGTCGAATCGGGCAGTCCCACCCCCCGTTTTCGGCAACGTCAGCCACGGCACGTTGCTGTAGCTGGCGCCGAGCCAGGTGATGTTAGCCATGAGTCACCCCTAGGAGATAGTCAGGTGGTAGTCGGTCGAGTCCTGGACGATGGAGGGGATTTGCGCGCTCCCCTGCACATTGAAAATCGTCTTGCCAGCCACGATGTTCCCGCTCACCAAATTGCTGTCACCAAGGATGGTTTGCTTGGCTGTGAGGTACGTGCCAGCGGCGATTTCCTGGTTTGTCGTTCCTGGCGTGTACGTCGTCGAGCCCTTCGTCGTCACGGACGCCGTCAGGCTGACCGAGGAATTGCCGGCAGTGCCGCTCGAAATGTAGCCGGCGGTCGAAATGCTCGGGGTCACGCTGATGGTCTTGCTAAGGGTCAGCGTGTTCGTGCCAGTCGAGACCGACGCGCCCGTGCCGCTGATGGACGCTGGCGCCGTGGCGGTGCCGCTGGCAACGTTCTTGGTCGCCTGTGTTGCGTAGTAGCCAGACGGCACGGTGACGGTCGCGCCCGATGCGCTCAGGTTGCTGCTGGTCTTCGTGGGGATGCTGCCCGTGACCTTCGTGCCCTGCGAGTACGCCGTCACGCCGTCGAGCATCTGGGAGCCGCTGGTCAGCGTCGCGTCCGACGTGTCATCGAAGCGAGCTTCGTTCTCAGAGTTCTGGATGGGAATTGATACAAACGGAACGTCATCATAGTTTACGTTCCGAATCACTACGTCCTTCGCCAATGTCGTTCCTTTCTACGATATGGTGATGGAAACTCCGTCGTACGTGATGAGTCCGTAATTGCTTGGAATGGGGTTCACGACGATATCGCGGTCGAATACGCGCGATGTTGTGCCGATCACCTGTTCCTCGACGCTCGGAGTTATCTCGTAGCTGCCTGTGTACGGAATACCGCCAGCAACGACAGCCGATGACACGTCAATCTCGTTGGACGGAGAGCGAACCGTGACCGAGGCCGTTGTGGAGCGGACAACCACGACATCGCCGCTGCCGCTTATCTCAACCGTCATTGCCTACTCCTGACAGTCCATCGCATAGGTGTCGTACACGTTCACGACTCCGTCGCACAGACGGTTCTGCCCACCAGATTGGGTTGTTGCGAAAATGTCCCAATTGAGAGATTTCTTGCCGATTGGGAGATCGGCTGTGGCGCTCGCTGGAATGTTCACCGTAATGGCCTGGGCGGTTGCCGCGCAGTACTGGGACATGTCGTAGTTTGTCTTGCCGTCCTTGGATTGAAGCGACATATGAATGGTCGAGCCGCTGTGGTCAACGACATTCCCACTTGCGTCCTTATGTACGACCATGAAGTAAAAGCTTGCTTTCTGCGGGATGTTCAGGTTCACATCCTCTTCGTAAATGCTCTTGCCACCTAGTTCCATTAGTACTTCCTTTCAGAGAGCATCCAGAGAACCGTCACGACGAACAGCGCGGCGCTCAGGCACATGAACGCGAAATCCATCTAGAACGTCCCCGCGTTGAGCCTGCGCTGCAATTCCATGACGCACAGAGACGGCGAGCTGATGCAGCCGTCGACTGGCGTTCCCAGGTACTCCTGCAACGCCGAGATCGTGTCGGGGCCGATGAAGCCGTCGACCTCCACGCCCAGCTTCTCCTGGAGCGCCTTGACCATCGGGGAACCGTTCGAGGTCTCCCACGTCCAGTTCCAGCCGAACGTCAGGCCAGGGTTGTCATCTTCCCACCCTGCGTACTGGTCGTCGACCTCGCCGTCGACGTAGGTTCCAAGCGCCTCCTGCAACTTGCTCGTGGTCGCGCTGCCCCAGTAGCCGTCGACGATGAGCGAGCCGTCCGAGTCGTAGCCGGACGAGCCGCCAGACGGGACGCTCCAAGACGGAGCCGCGCCGCCCAGGCGGGCGTTCACTTCCTCTGCCAGCTGCGGCATGAGCGAGTGCAGGTACGGGCCAGGGCAGGCGGTAGCCGCGAACATGCGGTGCTCGGTCAGGTTGCCAGATGCGTCGCCCGTGTACCACAGGCCGTCGATGCCGTTGCGCTGGCAGATGTCAACGCACAGCTCGATGAGCGAGTTCCATGCAGCATCGGACACTGGCCAGTCACCGCCGCACTCGCAGTTCGCGACCTCGATGGTCACGGCCTGGTTGTCGTTCTCCCAGCTAGAGGAAGTCCATGCGGCGTTCGACTCGTCGACGTAGCAGGCAATCCTGCCGTCCGTGCCGATGCCGTAGTTGGACGACGCCTGGCGAGCGGAGCTTGCGAACACGCTGCCGCAGTCCTCGATGCTCAGATCGCCAGCCATGTGGTGCGGGGTGATCTTGCGGATGTTGTAGGCGCGACCGTAGTAGTGGTTGGGGCTCCACGCCGTGTAGCATGCCAAATCGGAATAGCTCATTTGCCGTCCTCCTTGCCGTTGGAAAGTTCCTCGACCTGTTCCTGTGTCAACTCGATGTCCATTACTCGCTCCCTTCGGTTTCGAGTTCGGGAAGTCCCGCGATGCTGGTCAGCAGCGACAGGATTCCAGCCAGCAGAGACGCGCTGCCGACGAGCATCCAGTCAACGTCGCTCATCGCAGCGGACACGCCGATGGTCGCCACGGCCGTCTGCGCGACCGTCTTGACGGCGCGGATGCCTGCCGCCTTCCACCAGCGTTTAGTCGATTCCTTCATGGTTCGCCCCCTTACACGAGGTGGTTGATTCTGTCCTCTAGCCGCTTGTCGGCTTCCTTCAGCTCGTCTATGCGCTTGAAGGCGGTGTTGACGTCAGATTCGAGCTTGTACGTGCGCTCTATGACGCTGTTGTGCTTCTCAACGTCGCGGCGCAGGTCGGCGATTTGCGATTGCGTCATCTTGTCGTTGTCCACGATCAGCGTCTCGAGACGTGCGAGCCTCGACGCGATGGCGGCGTATACCGAGCCGACCGCGATAATCACCGTGACGATGGTGCCGATGTACGGTGTCAAATCCATTGCTGTCCTTCCGATGTAGTTCCGTTCGTTGCACTGCAAATTCCCAGACGGCACGGCGGCGCGTTCGGGCATGATGTTCCTGGGAATTTCACCCGACCACCCCCTATCGGAAGGAGCCGCCATGCTGTTCGAGGAAGCCTGCTACCTGTACGTCGAGGCCAAGAGCGAGGGGCGCAAGAAGGTGCGCCCGAACACCCTGGAGGGTTATCTGTCGGCGATACGCTGCCACCTGATGCCGAAGTGGTCAGGCCGCGAGATGGAGTCGATAACCGCCGACGAGCTGCAAGCCTGGGTCGATTCGTTCGAGCGCCCAGGAGCGGCGCGCAAGGCGTTCAACACGTTCCGCCAGATTCACCGCTGGCACCTGCGCACGCACCGCGTCCGGATCTACGACGAGACGCAGGGAGTCGAGCTGCCCACCGCGCCGAGGCGCAAGCCAGTTGCTCTCACTGCCAAGCAGGCCAAGCAAGCACTGCGCGACATGCGCGGCGAAACGTTCGAGCCTGCCGCGCTCGTGCAGCTGTCATGCGGCCTGCGGCCTTGCGAAGCAATCGCGCTCACGTGGTCAGACGTGAACCTGTCCACGGGCGAAGTGCATGTCACCAAGGGTCTGCACGAGGCGTTCGGCGAGGTCTACGAATCGCCGACCAAGACCGAGAAATCCACCAGGACGGTCGTCCTGCCGCGCTACGCGGTCGAGCGTCTACGCGCGTTGAAACGCTCGGTTAACCCCGCGAAGTCCGACAGGCTGTGTATGTCAACGCCTGGCCAGTACCGCCGACAGGTGCGCTCCTGGTTCCGCAAGCAGGGCTTGAGGATGTGCGCCCAATGGCTCCGTCACACGTGGGGAACCTTGGCCGCCCAGTCTGGCGTTCCGATAGAAACCGTCGCCTTGATGCTCGGCCACTCGTCGCTCTCCACCGCGTACGAGCACTACCTTATGGGCAACTCCGCGCTGATGCGCGATGCGCAGCGGAGCTTCGGCGGGATGATCGTGGCGGCGTGAATCCGTATCGCAGATTTACCACATCGAAGCGATAACGATCGAGAGCACGATTGCGTCAACGTCTGGCGGCACGCAAGGAAACTACGATTTGCCAACAGTCAGCGGGTACACCTGCATAGGCGTTGTCGGTGCTGAATCGTCTGCCTGGGAGCTGCCGTTGAGCAAGTCGACATGCACTGCTTCAAGATACTACTGGGCGGTGAGCAACCCGAAGAGCCAGGCCACGACCTTCACGATCAAGGCGAACCTGCTGTACATCCGCAACGTCTCGTAAGCGTGAATCCGTATCTCCTGA